GGTCTGGCTTGCTCCGACCACTGACATCACGATCCACATCGATGGCACGAACCCAACCATTAGCATCGGGATTATGATCGCTAGGACGAGCTGCGTGTCGAGTATCACCGATCCAGCCATCCGATGTGCGGTCACGACTTGGGTATGAATCATCGAACTGCTCTCGTAACTGACTTGCAGCTCTAGATAATCTTGGCTTCATGAGTAATAATCTTAGTCAAGTGTTCCACTATTTACCCAGTTTTAATCCAGCAGGAATTGGCTTTGAGTATTCCCATTTAGCAATATATGCACCTAAGCCGTCAGAATCATCTTGCAGAAAGATGCCAAGTTTTTGAAAGTCATCTGTTGGCTCAATTTCTGGAAATGCTGCGATAATCTTTTCCCATAGTTCCATTTTTATGCTCCAATCAAGAACATTTGTGCATAGCCTGTTCCACCGCCAGTAGTTACATCTATGTTGAGTGAACCACCACTACTTTGAACGGTGTAAAATTCCAAATAATCTCCAACATTGAGATAATCAAAATAAGAAAGATTTAGTGTTGAATAAACTGATGAGTTTCCTGGAATTGTACCGCTAATAATAGATGAACCATTTTTATACAGAACGATATTTCTTGCACCTGTGCCATTTAATGCATAGTAGGCACCAAAAGCAATTTGATAATAACCTGCCTTGCCTGATGGAATTGTGAAACGAGTGTTATTGGTGGAATTATCGTGATAACCGCCGACATCATATATTTCTGTATTTAGATTAACCGCGGTATAGGTATTATTTGCAATACTTTGAGAAACGGAATTGCGACAATACACGCCTGAGAAAGTTGAACCGCTTGCTGGTGTTGCCCAAGAAGGCACACCGCCTGCAACTGTTAATACTTGACCTGTGCTACCTATACCAAGACGAGCAGGCGTTGATCCACTTGATGAATAGATTGTGTCACCTGTAGTAGTCATTGGATTAGTCATGCCAGTCGTATCTAAATTAGCCCATGCACTACCTGTGTAATAGGTCGTGACATTTGTATCTTTGAGATATGCAAATTGTCCTTCTTGCGGAGAAGTAATGGATGAATCTCTTGCAGCTGCACTTGCAAAGACAAGAACTCCTTGCATGAGGTATCCATTAGTATCAGCCGCGCTCAAAACATCGCCTGTGGCAAATGTCTTAAATCCGAGTCCTGCTGCCATTGTTACTCCTTAGTAGCTAAAAGACGATACCCCAAGGATACCGTATAATGTCGAGTCAAGTATGAAACCATCGATTATTGGTTCCATAGTTAAAAATGTGGTCAGCCATGAATTAGGGGTTATGTCATGGCTAACACCTTGAACCTGTAGGGTCTTGGTTATCGTTGATCCACTGTCTGTTGTATTGGTGATAGTTACTGGGTCAAAGTAATCAAGGCTAAGTCCTGCTGTTACTCCAGCTGTATAACTTGGAGTCATTAAATCGAGGGTCAAAGCATCAATGCGGATACTTGTATCTTTGCGGGAAGCCACATAAGCCTTAGCAAAATCCAGAGCTACTGCATCGGTCTGCATAAGTAGGTTCTGCTGAGTATATGAGTGCAAAAAGTAAGTGTCGATGGAAGTCGCATCACTGGCAGTTTGAGTAGTACCGCCCGTACGCTGGATGTTGGCTTGGTTGTAAACCAGTTTGTCATCAAAAGCAAACTTGACATTGGCATAAGAAATGCCTGTACCAGTCTGGTTAAAGAGTGTTGGCGTACCGCCTATGGATGCAGTTGTAAAAGCTCTATCTTGGAATACAGCATTGCCAGCAGGATCTACATAGAAAGCACCATACTCAGTCAGTTCAACCGTTTTAAGGGCTGTAAGGGCTGCTCTAGAGCTTGCAGGGTCGGCTTGGCAGGTTGTCTGCCCTGTATCAATATCTCGCATGGTTAAAGGCCAATTGATTGTGTCTAGAATCCTGCCAATGCGAGTGCCAGTAGTCTCACCTGCTACTGCCCCTGTTACTGTGGTTATTGCTGAGGTGTTAAATATCTTGAAGGCATCAAAGGCTGTGATAGTGACATAAGCAGTTTCTTGGCCTTGAGGATAGGTGTAGCGATATTCTGCTGTGTAACCAGAAAATAGGTAATACTCAGTGCCAGCATAATTAGCAGAAATGCGAAGCTTTCTAGCTGGTTGAATATAACCATAAATAGGAGAAGATGTATTCTGCGGATTGAAATCACCATTAGGGTCAAGGATTCGAACGGTTGCCTGACCAGCATCATAAGTATCTTGAAGCAGATTGCGACCTCTACGAATAGCGATATTGGTTGTAGAGGTTGAATAGTCAATAACAAGAGCGGCATTATCAGCTAAAACATTTGTGCCAAGAATACCTTTAGCAGGATCATCTAAAGTAAAGGGAATGCCGTAGCCCGGGCCATTAGCAAAGTTAATCGATACCGTAAGGGTTGCTGGAAGCGCCATTAGATAGCCGTGATAACTGCCTGACGGCTATATCCAATAGCTGAACCAGCCCATCCCGAAGCAGCAAGAGCATTGTTAATTGCTTGGTTAAGGTCATTTTCAGCAATAACTGAACCTTCAACAGTCACTTGCACAACTGTGGTACTACCACCACCAGCAGTACCGCCACTACCAGCTGTAGGTACTTGAGGCATTACTCCAGTAGCGCCACTTATTCCAGCAGCTGCTGCTGCTTGAGCTGCGTATCTTGCACCTGATAACGCCTGTGCAAATGATGCTCCGCCTGCTAATCCAGCAGCTAAAGAGTTTTGAGCAATGGTGTTAGTCAATTCGATAGATTGACCATTAACTTCAATTAAAGCTCGCTTCACTCCATCTAGACCAATTTCCCATGAGATAAAGGGATTACCCACATCCATAGAATAAACCTCAGCCAGAGTGCTTTGAAGTGTTATTACTTTGGCTTGGACTTCACTAAGTGCTTTTGTGTATGTATCAATCTGGCTTATGTTTTCATCTTGGATAGCCTGCATGAGCTTTAGACGAATACGATCTTCTTCTGAAATCTTACCCTTGAGAGCTGCTTCAATCTGAATCTTCTGTAGGTCAAAGATTGCTTTGGCTTTAGCCAGTTTGAGCGCATCCTGCTGAGATTTTAATGTCTTTTTATTACTTGCTAAAAGGTCGGCCTGTTGCTTTTTAGCAGCAGCGGCTGCCTTAATTTCTGCCTGATTTCTGGCATAAGTTCCAGCAGGACTTTTTGAACGATTAGTCAATGGAGTTTTCATAGTTGGAATAATTCCAAACTTGAAATCAACTTGACCTAAAGCCTCTGCCATGAGTTTAGGAGAAATAATAGTTGCCAACAACTTGCTAAAGAAGTCAATCTTGGCAGTTGCCTTGTCAATGCTTCCATTACCAGCAAAGGTAGCGAAAGCATCTATTAACGCCCCACCAATAGTCTCCGAAGCATTGGCTGCTGCGACATTGAGTTTATCTAATTTTCCTGTATATGTCTCGGCTGCTAAAGCTGCTTGACCATTGGAAATCTTTGTAATTCTGGCTAAGACTTCCTCAAATGACATCGCGCTTAGCTGAGCCTTGCTGAGACCTAGTCCATACTTCTGTAAACCCTTTGTATTGCCTGCAAATGCTCTGGCAATATCATCTGCCACAGAGACAACATCAACCCCACTCTGAGCACTTAAATCTAGAGCAGTCTTTAATAACTCTTGAGACTTACGCCAATCTCCAGTCGTGGTCACTAACTTCTGATAAGCAGGTCTCAAAAAATCATCGAGAACGCCGTATTGCTTTTCTAAATCCGATATGAATGTCTTAACTGCTGGATCAGCAAAAGCAAGACCTAGATTGTTAAGAGTACGAGATAGAACTCTGGCTGCTTTATCGTCAGCTGCAAAGGCCAAAATTGCCTGTTTGCTGTACTGAGCTAAGGCTCTGGCTCCAAATGCTACGCCAAATCCTTTTGCAACATCGCCAATAGTTTTAGTTAATTTCTTAGCTGCTGAGTCAGCCTGCTTAAATGCCTTTTTGCCAGTAAATTCTGCTGCAATGTCAATGACTACATTACTCATGCTGACTCCCTTGAACTGCTGACAGTTGCTCGCTTATTAAACTTTACCCTAGTGTTTTCAATAGCCTGCATGATATGAACAAGTTGCTTACCCTCATCTTGTTCCCAAGCGCGAAAGATTGCACGACCACGCATGTCACCGCCTGCCCCTGCTTTCTTGCGCCCGTACAATGGGCCTTGTTGAACGAATCTTGCTCCAGCATTAGGGTTATTAGATTTGCTTCGTGGATCACCATTAGGATGAGTTCGCCCAGCAGTTTCATAAATTGCACCTGCTGCTGACTTATTTCTTACGCGAAATAAAGAACGAAATCCTCTTGCGTTAGGCTTGCCATAACCAGTTCGATAAACAATGCCACGCTTGATTTCAGCTGCATTGTAAAGTGGAAACATGCGTAAGCGGCCTTCTGTGTTGAAGGTTCTAAACATGGAAGTCTTAGCAGTAATCTGCCGACTTTTAGCTTGGTCATTCCAATTGTAAAGATTGTTAGGAGCCATTGAAGGAATGAATCCTCTGGCATCCTTTTGGATTACTTTGAGAGACTTTGTTATCTCATCTGTCAGTTCTTTAGCCAAATCTGGAGCATAGGCATTGAGAGCCTTACGGAGTGCGATTACGCCCTGTACGCTTGCTGGCATTCTCTATCTCCCTTGCTTCATCTTTGAGACCCTGCAACAAG